CAGATTAATGTTGTATTCACGCTTGCTCTGGTCGACATAGGACCGGCCAGCAGGCGCCGTCACTGGCTGGTACATCTGATAACCGCCATAAACGGACGTCTGCGGAATATAAGACCCGCTTTGCGCACCGGCTGCGGCACTGGCTTTAGCGGCAGTCTGGTCGAGGCCGTCCGACTCTTTTTTGATGACCCCGAGCTTTTCCAGCAGCCAGTCGACGCCACTGCGTAACTTATTGAATGAACGGAGCGGCAGCATCAGCGCATCAGCCAGTGTTTTGCCGACCACCACACCGACAGTTTTGAAACGTTCTAGCGTTTCCTGTGTCGCCTTAACCGGTGCTATCAGGTCAGTAAACCACTGCCAGACCCCGCGCAATTTCTCGATGATGGAATCAAACACCGGCGTCAGCGGCGAGAAGATTTCCGCCACCGGCGCAAATGCCGCTTTAAGCCCCTCCACCACGCCCGAAAAGAATGCGCTGATGGGCTCCCAGTATTTACGAATCAGGAGCGCCCCGGCCACCACCGCACCGGCGACCGCGACCACCGGCAGACTGATTGCACCGACAGCAGTCACTATTGCGCCACCGGCAACGGTAAAGACCGTTCCCAGCAGACCTGCGGCGGCGATAATGGCGTTAATCCCCATCACCACCGGCCACGCAATCAGGCCAATCCCGCCAATCACACCAATCAGCGCCAGTGCGCCACCGGCTACAACACCGATAGTGGTCGCCAGTGATTTATTGCGGGTGATCCAGCCATCGAGTTTCAAAACATATCGCGTGGCCGTCTGCGTCAGTTTGCGCAGAGCGTCGTTTTGCTGGTCAAATAGGTCAGTTCCCACGGCCTCATAAGCAGACTGAAACTCTTTAAAGTCGCCGCCGAGATTGTCCTGCATGATTTTGACCAGCTCCTCGGTTTTACCGTCCGAGGCTTTAAACGCTGCGGTGAGTTTGTCGAGCTTGCCGGTTGACGCTGCGGTCATCAGCACCGCTGCCGCCGAGCTGGCCTCTTCACCGAAGATGGTTTTCATGTACTCGCCGCGCTGGCTGGTACCGAGATTGTTTTTCTCAAAACTGCGCTGCATTTCCTTCAGGATGGAAAATATCGGGCGCGTGTTTCCTCTGTCGTCAGAGGTTTTGACACCGAGCTCTTTGATGGCCTCAAAGGCTTTACCGGTCGGCGCCTGTAGGCGGCTCAGGATTGCACGGCTACCCGTTCCCGCCATCGAGCCGGTAATTTTTGCATCGTGCAACGCACCGACCATCGCGGCGGTTTGCTCGATACTGACCCCGGCATTTTTCGCCACCGGCGCGGCATAGGTCAGCGCATCACTCAGCCCGTCAAAGTCGGCGGCGGTTTTGTTCATCGTCATCGACAGCACGTCGCCAATGTGGGCGATCTGGTCGTTGGAAAGCTGAAACGCAGATTTCATCCCTGTCAGCAGGGCGGCGTTTTCCTCCATCGAGCGCTGATTCGACAATGCCATATTCAGCGTGACCGGCGTCGCCGCCTGAATGGCATCAGCATCCCCGCCACTTTTGGCAATGATGATTTGTGCACTCGCTGCGTCGTCCGCAGATGCGGCGGTATTGTCTCCGAGCTGTCTGGCCTGTTTGCGTAACGCCTCCATTTCGGGCGACTGTTTGTCTACCCCGAGCACGGCTTGCAGCTCAGAGTTTTTCTGTGCAAACGAATAGCCAGGCATCAGCAGTTTTACCCCGGCCATGGTGCCAGCCGTGGCTATACCTGTACCCGCCGCGCCAGCCGCCGCCATGCTACCGGCCATATTCTTTCCGGCCTGATAGCGCTCCTTAACCCGGCTCAGCTTCGCCTGTTGCTGACTGACCCGCGCCAGCGCCTCACGTTGCCGGTTAAGCTGGGCGGTCGTCTCGCTGATGCTGGTTTTAAGGCGACGCTCGTCAGCCGACAGCGTTCGGGTATTAATCCCGGCCTGAGCAAGCTCGGTGCGCTGGCGCTGTACCGACTGCCTGAGCCCGTTATATTTGAGTTGCAGGTCAGCGGCGGATTTTTTTGCCGCCTCCATCGCGCGCGCCTGCGCTTTGGTGGGGTTTTCCGTGTTTTTAAACTGGACGGCCAGCGCTGCGGCCTCCTGTTTCGCTTTGTTAAGCGACTGACCGGTCACGGCAAGCTGTGCGCTCGCTTTCCTGAATCCGTCGATTCGGGACGCCTGCGCGTTAAGGTCGCGCAGGGTCGTCTGTGAGTTGCGGATATCGCCAGCGAGGGATTTGCTGGCGTTCTGGATAGCTTTTAGCGGTCGGCTTGCCCGGTCTACTGCGTTAAGCAGCACCTCGATCCTGACGTTATTGCTCATAGTGGTTTCCGCTTCGCTGTAGCGCCTTGTCGCGCCATGTGAGGAGCTCGGTCACGCTCAGGGAATACAGCTCTGATGGCGGCCAGTGAAAAATCACCGCGATATCCGCCATCAGGTCATCGACCGAAAGTTTTGCGGGGAACGTCAGCGAGCCGAAGATGGCGACAAAAAACCAATCACCTCAGCGGCGAACTGCATCAGGTCTGAGGCATCCAGACGGGCAATTTCATGCTCGGTGAGTGCCGGGTAGGTCATACGCGGCAGCACCTTAATCAGCGCGTCAACGTCAGAGTTTGCCAGCGAGGCCAGCGACACCCCGCGCAGGGTTCCCGCGTTAGGTTTCGAAACCGTCACCTCTCCGATTTTTTGCTCACCGCGCATGAGGGGGTTATCGAGGGTCACGACGTGTGGCTTTTTGGTTTCGGTGACTTCAATTTCTGTAACGCCGGTTTCGATGTTGTTTTCCATGATGTTGCTCTCGTCAAAGTTAAGTGACCGGCCAGCCTGACTGACCGGTTAAGAGGGTTACAGGCCAATGGCCTTGCGGTGCTCTGCCAGACGGTCGACGCCGTCGACTTTCAGCACCATGTTGATGACGTCAATCTCGATGACCTCCCTGCCGTCAATCGTGAGCTGGTAGTACGCGCATTCGGTCGAGATTTTGGTCGTGCCGCTTTCGCCCTGTTTGTTTTCGCCGCCGTCGTACTCTTTGTGACGGCCACGCATGACCACCTCAACGGCAGAAATCGCGCCAGTGTCATCGCGCTGGTATGAGCCGGTAAAGCGTAACGGTACGCTGTCCGCGCCCGGTGAGGCGTACTGCGCCCACAGCTCGACGTCAGGCAGACCGCCGAGCGTCCACTCGCACGACAGCGCATCGTCATCGAGACCGAGGTCAATCGACACCGAGCCCGGCATCCCGCCGCCGCGGTATTTCTCAAGCTTACGGGTCAGCTTTGGCAGGGTGACGGATTCAACAACGCCCATGTAGCTCAGGCCATCGTTGAACATGTTCAGGTATTTCAGTTTGCGTGGTAATGCCATGCTCAGAGCTCCTTAGCTGTTGACCGACTCTGACAGGTTCGCCAGATAGGTATCAGTGATGCGCTGGCGCAGGGTCAGGTTTTCCAGCGGCGGGACGGGGGTGTAGTCGTAATCGATATACAGTTTCCCCACCTTGAGCGTTTCCACGCTGTTTGACTCCGGGTCGTACCAGCAGGAGCCATCAACGATATAGCCGTTGTTTTTCAGCTCGCGGAATTTCGCATTGATACCGGCGACGATGTCGCGGATAAGCGTTGCGGTGACGGGTTTATCAATCGCCCAGGCGTGCGCCTCCGCCATCGTGTCGGCCAGCACCTGCGCCGTGCGGGTGTAGTTTTCAAAAAGGAATAACGGATCGTCGGAGCAGGTACGGTTGCCCCAGAATTTAAAGCCGTCGTTACGGATCAAAGTCGTGACACCAGCCTGATTCAACAGGTTCGCGTCGGTGGCCTTCTCCTGCAAGTCCCACGAGACCGAGGCACTGACGCCGGTGACGCCATTCACGCCAACGTTAGACAGCGTTTTGTGCCAGCCCGTTTCCTGGTCGATTTTGGCACGCAGGCCGAGCGCGCGGGCGGTCGCCCATGCAATATCGGTCTGATTCGCCGTGGTGTCCCACGCCAGAAAATCAGGGTGAATGACCATCAGCTCACGCTGGCTGAAATTCTCACGGTAGGCGATAGCTTCGGAAATGGTCTTGCAGCCCCACGCGCTGATATAGCCAAACGCGCGCAGGCTCTGACAGGTCGCCGCGAGCGCGGTCGCCACTTCCAGAGAATCCAGCCCCGGCACGCCGAGAATGCGCGGCTTGACGCCGGTGACGGTTTTGGCGGTCAGCAGCGCTTTCAGTCCGGTGTATTGGCCGTTTTCGTCGGTCGTGCCGATGATGTTGGAAATGGTTTCTTTCTGCGCCGCTTCCGGGTCGTCCGGGTCTTCAATACCTTCGGCAACGCGCACAACCACAACGACCGGCTTGCACTGGTCGGCAATGGCTTGCAGGGATTTTGACAGGGTGCCGAGCTTACCGGCTTTACCGATAGCGTTCTGCACGCTGGTAATCAGCACCGGCTCATTTAGCGGAAATGTTGAATCGTCAGCATCATTGGCGGTGCAGACCATGCCGATGATAGCTGTCGAAACGGTGGAAATGGTACGCGTGCCATCGTTAATCTCGATGACCTCGACGCCGTGATGATAGTCGCTCATCCGTTTAACTCCGTGGTTAAGGGGTGCGACTATTTTCTGTTGTGTGCGGGACATGAGAAACGAAAGGCCGTTGGGGGAGTGACAGCACAACGCGCAGTGACCGGTTGCCGTGTGAGGAAAGCGTCATTGATCGTTATCAGCGATCAATCACGGTAGATTGATCGCTGATAACCATTATCAATGAGTGGGTATTGTCGCTATCGTTTCGGCACTAACGAGGAAGCGATAATGACGATTTTACTCTGGGTTGTTGGTGGTCTGGCTGCATGGTGGCTCTTTGGCTTTTGCTGGCTCAGACTGTTTGCCGGTGACGAAACAGAAAAAGACTATGAAGAATGCCCCTATGACTAAACCCGCTTAACGCGGGTTTTTTATTACTCTGTTAACGGTGATTCAGGCCATTCAATTTCGTCAGGCTCACTGGTATCAACCCGGTTAAGTAAAACCCGGTATTTCTTCCACGCCGACAGGCTCGCCATTTCCTCATCTGTCGCCATCGACAAATCGATCGCATCCTGCAATGGTGCTATGGCCTGAGCTGCAACAGACAAGAGCTGCGCCTTTAATGACTCAGCATTTTCGATAGCCTCCTCGCGGGTCGGCGGCGCGATGTCGACCCATTCCATGCATTCTGATTCAACATTGTACTGAGGCGCTTTCCGGTCAGGTGAAACCATAAAGGTTTCATATTCGGCATCGGATATTGCCATCAGGTCTGACGGAACGGGAATACCCTGTTCTTCATAGGTTCTGACAGTTTCCTCAAGGTAAAAGCTTTTATCTGTATTGCTGAAATATTTCTGCATATCAGTAACCCGTTACGTTTAAATAAAATGTTCCGTTGCAGTTATGGGTTTCAATTTTCACCTGATTTTTCCCGACAGGCGAACAGAGATAAAATGATGCGGAGTTATTACCCCCTGCACCGTAATAACTCGAACCGATACCGAGTATCCCGTTCGGGAACGACGTAGGCAGTGTCACGGTTACAGTGGCATTATTGCCGACCGAGATATTTCTCACAGACTGCATAAACACAGCACCATTACCATGCGTGTAGTAAGCGCTGTTATTACCTGTCGTCGTTTTACCGACTCCGTAACGCGCATCCGACTCCGCTTTGGTATAAGCCTGACCCGCCGGGGTGTAATTGCCTTTTGGCTGGAAGCGCCCGTCACTCTCCGCTTTGGTATAAGCCTGACCCGCCGGGGTGTAATTGCCTTTTGGCTGGAAGCGCCCATCACTCTCCGCTTTGGTGTAAGCGCCCGTTCTAGGCATATATCCCGCATCGGATTGCGTTTTGGTGTAATAGCGGTTATCAAAATTGGCATAGCTTCCCGGATTCACCTGTCCCGGCGCGTTGAAGTTTCCTTTAGTGTCCCATTTAAAATTAATATCCTGTGCGCCACTGCCTTTCATATGCAGATGCCATGAAAGTTCATCACCAGCAACCAGAGACCCCATCGAAAATGCCCAGGAGTTTTTACTCACAATGGTCGCTTGTTGTTTGATTACCGGATGGTATTCACTCGTGGCGGTAGTTGAATACGCATTGAAAAATGGCGCTTTCGCTTTGTACTGTTCAGCCCAGGCAAATGGACCGCTATAACCCGCAACCATTCCTTTGCCTGCGGTAATTTCTTCGCTCGCAGTGATTGTGTTGTATACCGACAGCGGCGTTCCTGACTGAAGCGCGCCTGTGGTGAGATTTACATACAACGGGCGGAGTGAGTTGTAACTTCCCAGCGAATCACCAGCGTTCGTTAACATCAAATAAAGACTTGAGCCATCATTTCGCCAGAATGCGCCAAAATTACCATAGGCGATACGCAGGCCGTTCGCAGCTCTTGAAACAATTTCACCATGAGCAGAAATTGTGCCTCTGACTTCTGCTGCACCATTAAAATTAAAAGATATGGAACCATTTACATTACGTTGTGAATAAAAGTGGTATCCAGTAGCGTCTTTAAATTCTAATACTGTTGGTCGGTCAACATTACCCCAAAGGTTAATAGCCCCTGCAAGGGATGAAGTGTTCGAGGAATAGATAGATAAAAGACGCGAATCCCCCGCTGATATCTGACCTTTTGAATACAGATTTCCCGTCACCGTTCCGCCGGTTACTGGTAACGCCCCAATATCAGCCGGTGTAGGTTTGTTCGCCGCATCATATTGTTTTGTCCAGGCTGACCACGTCCCGCTGTAAAGCGTGCGAATGTACGAGCGGGAGCTGTTGTAAACCCGGTAAATCTGCGTGATACCGGCATGCTTATAGACTTCCAGCGAACCGGCGTTAGCCTCTGGATAGTTCCTGCCTGTTTGTGCCTGCGCGTTCGCTGGCTGGTAATACAGCCCCGGCGTGGTGTAGGCGTTCAGGTCGGCAGCGTTGCCAATGCCAACAGTCTGACCGTTGAAAATATCCTGCGCCGTAATGTTTATATCGGATGACAGCGCCCGACCGTTTACCTTGCGCCCTGACGGCACGCGCCCGTTTGCGTTGTCATTCGCGGCCTTAACGGCTTTCGGCGTTGCCGCCAGCGCCTCAGACGTGCTGTCGGTTGCGCTACTGAGCTGGACGATACCCTGTTGCGCCGTGGTCGCGTCCTGAGCCGTATATTTCCCTTTCGCAAGGTCATATGCTGCCTTAACCGCTTTAGGCGTCGCTGCGACGCTCTCAGACACGCTGTCGGTCGCACTACTTAGCTGAGTGAAACCCTTAGCGGTGAGCGTGGCGTCAGGATGGCGGCGGGACTGCTCATGCTCAGCGAGCTTATCGTCGACGTAGTCCTGCGTTGCCATCACCGTTGAGGTGTCGATTGTCAGCTCGACTGACTCGATGTCACTCACCATGATAACCATGCGCACGGTCTGCGCGCGACCTGACCCCTCCGCCAGCGCTGGCTTGTAGCTTTCAGCCATATTACCGACCGCAATCAGCGTGCCGGTGTCGTCATAGAGGCCGAGTTCGCGCATCCAGAAACCGCCGGTCTCAGGCGGGATGAGAAGCTCCGCCACGACATAATTTTTATTTTTCCTGTCCTGGCTGATTTTGTTCAGCGCATGACGCCAGACCTCTTTAACGAGTTTTGTCTGGTTCGGGTCAGGCACCGGCAGCATACCGCCGCCGTCACCGACGGCCATCGCCGTAAAATTGACTTTTTTCCCGTTCGGGACGGTCGCTGCGGCCAGCTTGATTGCACCGGCTTTGGTGATGACCGTTTTAT